TAAAATGTCGGCGATGACGTTCCATAGGGTTTCCGTGGTCACCACCAAGTCCGGCTTCCCTCCCGCCCCATCCCTCACTTTGGCGGTAGTGGCCATGGTGCGAAGGACGTTGAGAGTGATATTCTCGGAAGTGGTAGTGCGTCTTCCCACCCACGGCTTGGTCCCGTCGGCGGCAACTAAGTCATCCTCCGCGATGCCCCCGTACGCGACAGTGGAACTGGTATTGCAGCAAGCAAGCAGACCAGTGAATCGGTTGCTCGCATTGCCTATGTCGTCATACAGACTCTCGGCGAGGACTTTGGTGATACTCTTCTGGGCACCGGAGACTCGTTGAACCACGAGTTGGACTTCCGCGTACTCCCCCGAGTTTTTCAGGTCATCGATTCGATAGATGGTCGCATTGGCGTAGGCGTGCTTCCAGTCGAATCGTGCAGCGTTGACCGAACTTCTGTCGTCTGAAGAAAGAGTGTCTCCCTTGGAGTAGAAGCCAGCTTCCTGGCCGTCATATTCCAGGGGGATCCGAATGTGCTCACCTCCCGGGGGCCTCTCCCATAGGCCCTTTTGCTGTTTCATCAGATAGTTCATGAGGAAGGAAGTTCTAAAGTAGATGTCAACCGCCTTCCCCTCGTCTGCCATGAAGTAGTGTCTGGTGATCGCTTCCAGTTCTGTCAGACTGAGTGGCATGGTTCCTTACCTCCAGCGAGCCGCTTGCCGTCACTGGGCTTGTCTCATCTGCCTCAGTTTTTCGGCAATAGTGTTGACGAGCCCGCCGCGAGACGCCGTATTCTTCAAGTCATCATCCGGCTTGAGCAAGCCTGCACCAAGGCCGCCCGCCCCGAGTGTCCTTGCCTTGGCCTTCGCAGCGAGTTCTCTCTGTTTTGCCTCGGCAGCAGCAGCCAGATCCTTTTGAAGCTTCGCCTTCACCTGTTCTTCAATGGCCTTTTCGCGTGCTTCCTTTGTGATCATGAGGTAAGCACTCATCGCAGTGTGACCAGGGTGCTTTTTCATGTATGCCTTGATCTCCCCCGAATCCCATTTCTCTATGAAGTCGGGGTGTTCCTCTGCGAACTTGGCATACGTCCTGTCGATTTCGGACTCCTGCTTCTTTGTCAGCTCACGCTGTTCAAGAAGCTTGTCCACGTATGAAAGCACCTCGTCAGCGACTTGCGAAGCGAAGTTGGACAAGAACTCGATTGGGTTCTCAGAGAACTTGTCCAGAGCCGCGTCAGGTTTCATCTCCGTGATATCTTCATACTCAAAGTATTTCTTGGCTGGCTGTTGCTGCGCTGCTTCTCCCGACGGTTTATCTTGCTTCTGTGGTTCTCCGAGGGATTCGAGTTTCTGCTTGATCTCCCGGAGTTCGGCCTCAAGTCTCTGGTTTTTCTCGATCACCTCCTTGAAGCGAGGATGGTGATCAAGCCTGTCATCCGGGGAAGAGTCGTCGCCTTCCTTCGCCTTTTTGGTAGCGTCTTGTCCGGCAATGTCCTCTTCGCCCTCTGACGACTTCCCAGGTTTGTCCTTATCCTGCTGATGGCCACTTGGCGGTTCTTTTGAGATCTGTTGAGGCCGAACAACAGTCTCAAAGACATCAGGAGGATTTTGCGCCAGGTCGGACGAGGCCCCGGCTTCTGCGTTTAGCGTCCCTTTGTCTGTTGCGTCTTCCGGCGGCATAGTAGCCTCCCTTTCATGTATTTATATCTCTGAAACTTCATCAAATGTCAAGAGAAAACTCATCAAGGTTTGACTACCCCTCTCGCCCGAGCTGGCACGCCGAATGCCAAAACGAAGGGCTCAACATCATGTGTTACTATAGAACCAGCACCGACAAGAGCGTATTCACCAATTGTGATGCCCGGAAGCAGAATGACACCCGCTCCGATAGTGGCTCCCCGTTTGATGAGAACACCCTGTGGTTCTGATTTTCTAAAAGCCCTCGGACGAGAAACATTGCAGCAGGTTACACGAGGGCCGATGAAACACTCATCTTCAATGATTGCACCTTGGTGGCCCACGAAGAAAAAAGATTGTATCTTAACGTTCCTGCCGATCTTTACCCCTCGACCCACAAATGAGTGTGAGCCTACGGTAGTTCCATCTCCGATCTCCACATCTTCACAAATCACCGTGTAATCATATATTTGCGCGGTAGGTGCTATCTTGGGATTCATCTGCGCCCTCGTATCGGTTGAAACTGACTTCTCCGCTGGCAGCACCGATTGGGTAGACTATGCTCCTGATGGCCTCTGTTACTTTGACCCCGAGTCTGGCCTGCTCGATGCCAAATCCTCGGCCAGCGAGCGTCCGTTCGTAGACTGTTGTATGAAGGTTTGTGAATTCTTTCTCGGGAAAGTCGTAATTTTTGCCATCAATAACGAAGAGACGTTGTCTTTTTTCGTCCGATCTGATTGAAAGTCTCCACGTCACAGTGGCGGTGTGCAACTCCAAGACCCCTTGGATTTCCACATCTGAAGCCCGTTCGACCAACACTTTTTGGGGAGGGCCGAAAAGCCATACGGCGAGGTCAAACAGGTGGATGCCGATATTTGTCGCCAGTCCCCCGGACTTGCTCACATCGCCTTTCCAGGAAGCAGCGTACCAGTTGCCACGGGGCGTTACGTATTCCACCCTCACGACATGGTGGCTTTTATCAAGGGCGAATTTCTCTTTGAGTTCTTGTGCTGTAGGATGGCACCTGAGTTGGAGAATCGTGTAAACGTCTCTTCCATGTTCGTTCTCCAGTTGCTTCAACACATTCAGGTTGCGCTCTCTCACCACGAGCGGCTTTTCACAGATTGCATTTGCCCCGATGCGCAAGGCGTACCTGCAATGAGCGTCATGCAGGTAATTCGGGGAGCAAATTGACACGTAATCGATTTGAGTTCCGTTCCGTATCTGGTGGGACACGAACCTGTCAAACCTCTCGAATTCAGTGAAGAAATGGCAATCAGGGAAAAAAGAATCCAAGATACCCACGCTGTCATGCGGGTCCAAGGCAGCGACAAGATTCCCTCCGACATTCTTGATCGCTGCCATATGGCGTGGGGCCACAAATCCGGCTGCTCCGATCAACACAAAATTTTTAGCTGTCATAGATCACGACTCCCAAACAGAGGTCTCTATCTCTAGCCACCGAAATGATAGTCAGGAGTCTAATGACTTTTGCGCTGTCTATCGTGTTGATTTTCTCTGTAAGAAGAGTAACTACTTCTGCCAATGGCGAAGGACCCACCGAATAACTCGTCACCACATAGTTGGCCATATCTTATCCCTCCTTAGAAGACGATGACTATGCACCCCACATGCCAGCCTTCGCCTTGAGAAAGCCTGGCTTTCTCTTCCTTTTGTCCGGCGGGTTGGCATACATGGGCAAATCCTTCTCCTTTGTAGAAGCAAACTCATGCAGTTGTTTGTCGCTCATCTTGAGCAATCCCTTGTTGCGCTTGTAGAGCTTCTCGGGATGATGCTCAGCGATAGCCATTGCTGTCCTCTGCGCTTTGCTTATGGCTGGCATTGTTATTCCTCCTCTCTTACATTGAGATTCAACCGATGGACCTGCTTTTGCCCATCGGAATAGTTTATTGTGATCTTGAGTATGTACTTATGATCCGCTTGCCCTCCCTTGATGGTCACAGACAATGTATTGGTAGCGTATGCCTGCGCCTCAATCATACTGCTTGAAAGATCTGTGCCAGACAACTCCGTGATGGCGGCTGAGGCTGTTGTAATTGTAACGCCATCCGGGATTGTGGGCTCCAGGTCGAACGATAATGTCACTATGTCGGCTGGATCCTTGGTCGCTTCGGATGGATATATCATGTATTGCCTCCGGGTCTGACGATGAAGTTACGTCTGTTCGACTGAGTCACCACAAAGTCAAGGGGACACCTTTGAGCCGCCACAAAGTTAAGGGGACACCTTAAGAAAACGGTAAACTCCATGCTAGTATAGAATTTTACCTCTTTAGCCAATGTGCTCAGCCCATAGGTAAGGGTCAGCGCGGCTCTCTCCGCGACAGTTGCCCCACCTGTGAACCAATAGCCCGCTAGAGCTTTGCCCTCTATAGCCATGTAATCTTTTCCCTCGTTACCACGTCGCCCAAAGAAGTCACTGATCCTGTGCCTATCTCTACATCGGACTCATTTTTCACACTCAGGTCGCCTGTAACAGTGTTGTAGGTCATTTTGTTGGCGAGGAGCCTATATGCGCGAAGCAGCAAAGTCAAGACAGTCTGTCCGATTCCAGAAGCGTAGTCCCATACGTCAGCCGCAGTGAGCGTCGAGCGGGAGCTTACTGATGCGTCCAGTTTGCTTTGGGCTTCTCCAGCACTCCCAGCTACGCCGTGCCCGCTTAGAGCCTCATCCCACACGGCATCTGCAATGTCTCCGGCAGCAGGTGGCGCTGTAGCCAGGGAGTAGCCGGTCTTGTCATTGTTGGTGCCTACAGTTACGATCTCCCCATCTAGCGTGGCAACGACATCGCTCCCTGAGAAAGTCAGCTTGTCGGTCTGGCTCTTCACGGCGGAGATGGCGGCATCCAGGTTCGTCTTGACCTTCACTCCGATAGAGTTCGATGCCGCAATAGCACTCTCCAGCACATCCCAGACGGATAGGGCCAGAGAGGTAGAGAATGCACTGAGAGTCCTGGTGCTATAGGCCCAGATGTCGGATACCAAGGTGCCAAAGCTTGTGAGGGTTCTGGTCGTGTAGTCCCAAACATCCGAGGCTGTGAGCGTAGATCGAGAGCTTATCGCGGCATCCAAATACCCGGCCTTTGTGTCCGTCCAGGTAGTGTTGGAGAGAGCTGTTGAGGCAGGGGCCCTGGAACTCACTGTTGCATCCAGACGGTTCCCGAGGATGTAACCGGCAGTCCCGGAGCCATAAGCCCCAGGCAGGGATGTGGACCAGGGGTCCCCGGCACTGCCAGCGGCATTCAAAGCGGCTCCCGTGCTGCCAGAGGTCAGATGCCCGCTCAGAGCCTCATCCCACACGGCGTCCGCAGCCCCATCCGCAGTGAGTGTCGAACGGGAGCTTATGGCTGCATCCAGATACCCAGCCTTGGCGTCGGTCCAGGTAGCGTTGGAGAGAGCTGTTGAGGCGGGGGCCCTGGAACTCACCGTGGTGTCAAGGTTTGCGCCCAAGTCCCTCGCCGTTTGAGCAGTGCCCGCAACCTGCACAACATTAACGCTGGCATAACCAGATCCAAATTTAGCATCATACTCTTGTTGAGACATCACCTCAAACTCATGCCACACTGGCAGAGCCCCAGTCATATTGACTGCAATAACCATTCTACCAATGGTGTCTGTATCTGTTGCGTCTAAGGTGGCATAGTAATAGCCATTGGCAATATGTGTTGCCCCCCCAGAGTTCTTACTAGAAAAGGTAGTACCGTTGTGTTTGTTGATCTTGATATCTGTATTGGCTATCGAAAGGCCAGTCTCCGGCGTCTTTCCATCGGTATCATCAAGAAAAGGCCCGAGCAAAACAGTCTGATCCGCGGTAGAATATCTCAATGGTAGACTCATCAGGAGACCCTCCTGTTACGATAGTTCCTCATTAACAGTGGCATACCCGGCCCGCTGGGAGGAGCGGTTACGGTTCCGAGCAAGTAAAAATACTGAGTTGTATAACCCCTTGCTATCTGACAATACCCGCTACTGTCTAGTCCGACTATAGCCCATGCATGGTCGGTAGAGCCGGTCTGTGTATATATGCCAAGGGTATCCCCTTTACGCCGAGCTCCCCAGTTGTAGTTTGCCGTTACAACCTCAAATACTGCACCACTCGAGTTGGCGTCAACATAGACATCCTGCCAGGATCCCGTAATGCTGGGAGATTTATCCTGGCCATTCGTCAGGAATGAACCGCCGCCGGATTTTATATAACCCACCAGCAGAGGCGTTTGATAAGTGATCTCGCCATAGTAGATGCCAATTTTGTTATCACTGCTCATTCCAACTATAAATCCATTGGCTTTACCCCCCTGGGTTCTGTTATCGGAACTACCATATTTCCTAGCACCTTGCAAATAGGAAGCAGATGTTCCTGAATGCTTCCAGTAAATGATAGCCGCTATAGCAGTTTCGCCCTCGGTAATATACGAAGACAAATCAATCGTATACCAACCCGTGCCAGGGCGGGGTAAGAGAATAGGGGTGAATAATGTTGAATCAGCACTCGTGAAATAACCCACTAAGTAATAGTAAATTCCAGCATAGTCTTTGTATAGATCTATTTTCTGGCTGGAAGTAAACATTGGAAGCCAACAGTGCGTCCTGCTCAAGTGAGTAATATGATTTAGTGATGTACCATATGGTCTTGCCCCCACGTAGTATCCAGAAACATTAGTATTCCAAGCATGAACGATTACCCCTGTGGCGTTAGAGGGGATATAAGCGGAAAGGTCTACAGTCTGCCACCCAGTTGTTCCAGGCGGGGTTATCAGTACTTCAGCAGACAGGAAGACAGGCATTGGTTTATTGCTCCTCAGCTTCCTGCCATTCTTGTTTCTTCTTCTTGAGCACGCGCCCTAGAGGATGTTCCTCTGAGGGCTCTATCCTCCACTTGATAACGCCTTTCTTTTGCTCAGTTTCTGGCTGTTGGGTCTGTGTTTCGGCGTCCGTTTCGGTGGATTCGGTGGCTTTCTTTTTCTTGGTAAAATCAAGCAGTCCCATTTCCGGTGCCTCCTGTTATTTCTATTGCTTTACTTTTCTGGTATTCTCTTAACGTTTTCTCTACCAATTGATGTTCGTTGACGGGTTCCGGCTTCCGAGGTTTCTCGCCGGGTTCCATAGGCCTCAGTCCTTCGGCAGCCATCCATTTCCGATAGTTGGTCCTCGTAGGATTGTTAAGAAATTCCCTCACGTGAGGTTTGTTGGAATCTTTGTCCACAACTTCCAGCACACTTCGTATCCAAGGTGCGTCTTCATTGGAAGCATGAACGGTAGAAATGCCAATGACTTTTCGAGCTTGAGAACCGCAGAAGGGACACGGATTGCTCTCGTTCTCAGGCTCGGTCAAAGCCTCGTGGATCCGCTGGCATTGACTGCACTGGAAATCAAATAATCGGATCATGGGTCACCACCTGATGTCGATAACGTAAGCGTCGTAGCCCCACGTCCGCTTCCATATCTCTACGGATTCCATGGGCACAGAAAACAGACCTTTTTTCCCCCAGGTCGTCCCCCAGGAATTCTGGCATAGAAGCCTGCCGAACTCAGTCCCACCAATGTAGCCGTAACTGAAATAGCAATGGCCCCCTACGATGTGACTGTCTTGCGAAGGAGCACGAAGTCTGCCGTCAGGAGAGGCATCTTCCCACTCTTCAAACCAAGGAGTGCCAAGCACCACTGGTTTGCCCCGTGCCAACGCGGAGCATATGCCCCGCAAGCCGTCAGAAACTCTGCGATATGTATAGAGTGGTCTGGTTAATGTCTTAAGTGAGAGCTTAGGAGGCGTGTGTGTATCACAATTGGGCAAGTAAGGCCAAGCGTAATTTGGCAAGATCCCGTTGCGGGCCATAAAGCGAAAAGCGTCTCGCGGGTAAGCGCCTTCCTCCTCCAGACGGCCCTCCACAAACCGTGCGCCGTTGTAAGCCCAGCGCGGAGAGGCCAAAAACGTTTCCTTGTTCTCCATCGCGCATTCCACGTTGATCACCGCCGTGGTACCGAATCCCACGCACGAGCCTTCCATGCCTTGATCCAAAACCGGGAAAAGATACCGGTCAAGGGTCACTTCTGTCGGCAAAGTGGGCAGAAGCGGGAAACTGTAGTGATCGTCTCGCGGGTCATAAGGATCTTTTTTCCAGCCGTATTTCCGCCTCATGGTTTCTCCTATTTGAAAGTCATAGTCCTTTGTTGTGGCGGCAAGAAAGGCAACGGGAAAGGCAAGGCCCCACCCCCGCCGAAAGTTCCCATCCCCCAGATAGCGAGCTTCATCATCTGCTGGATTAGAGCATAATCGTAATAACCCGGGATAGCGCAGACTTCCTGATCGTCTTTCATCGCTTCGGGCGTTGCAAGCCCAGTCGCTATGCATGCTGACGCGACTTTTTCGACAAGTAAGGGATCCGGGACAAGTGGGGCAAGTCCAAGGGCTTTGAGATAGGCCACCTGACAGGGCCATGCCTGGCATATGGCCTCTGCATTGGCTTTTATTTCATCAGGATTTCCAATGATTTCAGAGTTAAACTGGATTGCCTGCTGGTTCACGGTAGCGCATCCGGCCAAAGTGACGAAACACATTAGGGTGAGTATACCGTTGAGCTTCAAGGCTTTCTCCTCTCGTTCAAAGGCCATTGTCCATCGGGAACGTTACGACGAGATTGATCATGAAGCCTATGATCCATTTTGCAATCTGTCGGGCGCGGTCTTTCTTCATTCAGTCACTCCTCCAGGCTTCGCTTCAAGCTTGTTCATATAGTTGGCGACCGCCTGTCTCCCTTTGTCGCTTTTTTCAAGGTTGATGTCCATGTTTTCAAGCTGGAGAGTTATTCTGAATCTGGTATTGGGCTTTCCCTTTTCCGTTATTTTTTCTACAGAACAGCCATCCACATGGCCTGTCCCCGTCAACGCGAACTTTTGCCCCATCGCGACTTTCTGTGGATCAAGCCCGAGTCTGTCTAAGATGTAATCTTCACATATGTCCAATCTTGTCCAGTATGGGTAAGCTGGCTCTTCGTACTTCACTTCCGATGACTTTTTCTCGCTTTTGGGTTTCTTGAGTTCAACCATGATTGCCTCCCCAGCGTGCTAACGTGTTCGTATGCGGTTATCGGTCTTGATCCCTGCCACGCCTTGTCCTTTGGCCTGCCGGGTTCGCAAAAGCGGTTCATCGCTTCCGGTCCCCAAGGACGTTTCTATTTCGTGGACCACCTTGGCCCTGTCGGTCTTGAGTTTCTCCTCGTCAAACTTTATTCCGCCGAGCATCGTGTATTGCTTCACTTTTTCGGTGGTGATTTGTTCTTGGATGAGCATGGTTTGAGCTCGTCTGTATTCGGCTTCGGCTTGGGCCAGGAGAGCCTTGCTTTGGCTCTCCATCTCCATTGCACCTTCTTGTGGCGAACGCTGTGGAGAAGAAGACAGTATTTGGGCAAGGACGGCATTGAAGGAGGGAAACTCTCCCTGTTGTACGGCCCTTTGAAGCTCCTTGGGCTTCATTTGCTCGACCTGATTGATCCAATCGAGAATTTCGGGAGCCACTCCTGCTGTTTCCATTTTGGTCTTCAGATCATTGAGAGGCCCGAGGGCCATCCTACGCAGGATTTCTTTACGATTGCTCCAGTTGAGCTTTTTGAGCAATTCCTCGACATCACAGCCGCCTCTGTTGAAAATCTCAATGGCTTCTTCGCGTTCCTGAACTCTGGAGACTGGCATCGTGGAACCGGTCACGACAGTGATTCGACCCGGGAGGATCAAATCTTTGCCCGTTATCTTTTCGGTATAGATTTCCCCCTCATATTCGATTGGGATCAGGCGTTCTTCGGTGTACCAGTTCTGGGCCAGGGCAACATACATCCTGCCCCGCTGCCTGATCATGCGACTATAGTTACGAATCTTGCCCCGGAGCATCGTGGCGGCTCTTTCGATGAGGGCCGCGATAGCTTTATATGCTATCACGTCTCTCCCTGGACCTTGCGCTTGCTCCAATTCAAATTGTCCAGCAACGATGGCGAACAAATCTTTGTAAACGCTTAGGATGGCAGGCAAATCTTGCGGGGGCTCCGGTCCGCTCATGTATCGGATCGCATTGGCCGCCATTTCGTTTGAGGGCTCTATGACGCTTGCGGTATTGGAAAATTCCGTGCTATCAACGCCGCTCGTCTTGGGATTGATGATCTTCAGTCTTGAAGCTTTGTCTTTGTAGTAGGTCCACTGGGAAATGGTTTTATTGATTTCAACTTGGAGGGTCTCAAGCTGCTCGAAGTCGCTCATGCCCCAGATGCAGTTGGGGTCCGTTAGCGACGGCGTCAAGCTGAATGGAAACTTGTCCCAGAGGTAGGTCTTGCGGGCAAGCTCCTTTGGGAGCAGCGGGTTGATCGACGGATTGGGACGATCGTCAAGGACCAGATGCCCGCCGTTGCAAACGGTTATGCATCTGATGCAGCCTGGGTATTTGGCTTCCCCTGTTTCTTTGTCAATAGTATAGTCCTTGACCCAGAACTCTGCGATCAAGCAAGTTTTATGATCACGTGTTGGGGCGATATCTTTGCCCACCAATGCCCGCACCACGCCCATTATCTTGGCCATGTAACTTCCGCTTTGATCTTTGCCGTAGACGAGTTCTTTTCTTGAGTCGGAGATCTCTTTGATCCATTCCTCATCCGGCTTGATCTCCTCTTTCTTCTCCGGCCACCTGAGTATTGCCTCCCACAGTGGCATGGGTCTGTAATGGACGACCACGGTTGCTTTTTGAATATCTTCGACGTCGCTCGGATAGATTCCGAAATAAAAGGGGTCTATAACGGAGACTTCGACTTCGCCGCCCTCCTCGCCACCGATGTTGAGCAAAACATATTGTTTTGTCTCAGGATTATAGGCTATCTCACCAGGGTAGTATGAGACCTTTTCAATGGTGCATCCGTACGTCTCGCCCTGGATGATTGATCTTTCCAAAACACTTTGTTGTTCCGTTTCATTCCACCAGTACTCGCAAGCTTTTACCAGAATGTCGTATTGGAGAGAGTCCGACATTCCTATCCTCGTCACGTCGAACGTAGGATTGTTGTCTGTGAGAAGATTTACTGTTCGCTGCCTATGAGCATGGAGCAAATTGGCTGTAAGGAGGCTGACGTTTTTGGGATTGAGTCGCCAATGTTTGTTCTTGCCAAGCTCGTAATGCCTGTTCCATTTGTCAGCTAAGCCCAAACGATTCTTTTCGGCGATGATATCGGCGAGAATTCTAAAAAGAGCCTGCCCAAGCTCGGGATCATTCTCGGGCGGGATCAGCGACTGATAATTGTCCGTCTGGGCTTCAATCGTCGATTCCAGCCCCATTTATGTCTCCTCCTTCCGGTGGTATTTCGACGGTGATTTCTCCACGGATGATCTTTTTGTCGGCTTCACCCGAAGGCTCGAGCTTTGGCCAACCACGGCGACCAGGCGGCTTGTGCGGCCTGGTCTGAGCCACTGCTTTGTATTCTTCTGGGAAGTGAGCCACTAGGAGATGCCGGACTTGAGTATGATGCGCCAAGCCGAAAAACTTCCTGATATCGTGTAATGTCATGCCGCCTTTGTACATCTCCAACATCTGGGCGGCTTTGTCTACCGGAGGTCGTTTGGAGGCACGTTCTTTCAAGCCGAACTCATCGAGGTAGAAAATCTTAGTAACCGGCGAATCGGGATCCGGTTCATAGAGAGTCAAAAGAACCTTATCGGGTCCCCCCGCTTGGCGTGCTTTTTGAATGTCCACCTCTGTCATGCACCAGATCAGTCTGTGGCATCTTGGACAAATCATTTCCTCCCACGTAGCGCCTGGCTGCCATGGGGGCTGTAGAATGCGATCGGGGTATAAGGAAAGGAACATATCCGGGTTAACAGGGCGTTTCAAAGCGGTAAGATCAAGGACAGTAGCTATTCTGGAATGCTCTCCGGGATGCTCTCCGTTGAGGCTGCATACCATACAATGGAGATAGGCTTTAATCATTGATCCTCCACGGTAGAAACTCTACCTGCGCTTGAGATATCACCAAAAGCTGCTTTTGTAAAGATGTCAGGTTCTTCCTCTCCAGTTGGCTTAGAGGATCCCTTTTCTTTCTGGTAAACGATGCGCATGTCATTGGAGCCAATCACTATCTTTGCAGAAGCACGTCCCAGGTAGAAGCCAATCAGGATGAGACCAGTGGTGAGAGACAGAACTGCCAGTATGACGAAGGGGATGTCTGCCGCGACAAGTTCAAAGCACAGTTGGTGCATAGTCAAACTCCTCTTCTGTCAGCTTGTAATCGTGAGGCATCTGAATGACTCCGAAGTCTGCGGCTCCGAATTCCGATCCCACGGTTGGAAAAATTTTTTGGCTTATCTCTCCCTCTCTCATGGCCAGGAACTCGAACTGATCTTGCATGAGGGGTTTTTGCAACTGTTCGATCCGGTAGTCCCAGAAGTGCCTGCGGTCTTTTGGAGCTTTAGCGAAGATGGGCCTGGCCATGCAAATTTGGGCGGCAGAGTCGTATGGATGGTCTTCGGCAGTGGTGTCAACCTGTTCTATGCGAAGAGGATCCATCGGTAAGGCAGCGATTGTCCGAATAAATTCCGTGCAGTTCTTGTAGACCACGAGCATCGGCATCTTACCGTCTTCGCGGACTCGCAATCTTTCTCGGAACTGCCTGAGTTTGAGATCGCGACTGGCATCGGCCTTGTTCAAGAAGATACCCTTGTTGGCAAAGATCTCGGCTGTGGAGGGGCCTTGGCCCCCGCCTTTGTAATCTGGCTTCTTGTTCCAGCAATCGTGTCCGGCAAGTCGCAGGATGGGTTTGTTTGTCAACCGCACGGTAAAATCTTTGAATTCCATTAGCCTTTCTATCTGGAGTATTCCCTCTGCGATAGCCGAATCCGTCAGACGGATGCCCTGGTTTGGCTGGCCATTCCAGCCATACCATTCCCAAAACAAATAAATTCGTCCATCAGCGTCAACCCACCACCAGCCGATATGGAAGGGCTTACCGTAACCCCAGTCGAAGGTCATGTAAATTGGCGCGTAGGACGGGATGGGCACGGGGTCAATCACGTGCGTAGCCACTGAAAACTCAGGGAACGCCTGCCCGAGGTAAATGTTCCAGTCGCCATCCCGATATGCCTTCCTCATGGCTTCAGGAAGGGTATTGAGTGAATCCCAGTAGGACTCATCCAAGTAGGGGTTGTCGTCGGCTTTTGACGGGATGTAGGCGAACTGGCTTCGGAGGTCTTTGGGTTTTAGAAATTCGTCAGGGAATTTCCTATCGATCCACAGCATCTTCACCCAGCCGTGCCCTACGCCGCCGGGGTTCGTGCCTCCTACGAATTGAGCTTCGATATCCGGGAGGTATTGCCATCTGAGTCGAGTCCTGAGCAGTGAGAACTTTTCGTAACTATTTTTGGTGAGTTCGTCAACCAGGATGGCGGCGAACTCAGCACTGGCGTACTTGGATGGGTCGTCGAGGTTACGAAAGCAGATGACCCCGGATCCCTTTTCCGGCGGGAGGATCCAGCATCTTCCATAGACCTTGTGGTCATCGTGTAGTTTGCCGAAGCCTTGATTTGTGAATTCGACTTCAATTTTGGAGAGTTGACGGTCTTTGAGGCTGGGGTAGTCTTCGCAAGCCAGCATCACTGCTGCATTGTTCCAGCCTTGTCTTTTCATCCAGAGGAGTCTTCGGAGAGCATACCATCGCAGCAGATAGGATTTGCCGCCGCCCATCGCTCCGCCGTAGAGGAGAAATTTGACTTTGCCACTGTCGAGCAAGCGGATAGCGTCCATCTGTCGCGGAGTGAACTTCGCTATTTCGGTATCGAAGTTGCGTCTAGCGACGGTGGTTTCTTTGGGGGACTCAGCTTCCACTATCTTGTTCCTCTTCTTGCTCAGGCGATTCCTTGGGTGGCTCAAGGAAAACGCCCTGGTCATTCTTTCGCATGTCTACTACGGATTCGGCCTCCAGCAAAGCCTTAGGTCCCTGTGGCAGGGGAGTTTCTCTTGCGACGACCAGAAGGATTTGGTCTGGAGAGTCCGAAGCTAGGGATGGCAGTTCTTTGAGTCTGCGGATCTCCGCCGAGAGTTCGAGGGCTTGGATCTTTGGGTGCATTTCGACTCTTGTGCGTCTGATTATTTTGCCGTCGTTACCGATTATTTCTTTCTGTTCGATGATCCTTATGGTGCGTTGGTCCTGTTCGCTGATTTCGGAAAAGGGTTTGACTTTGAGCTCAGCTCCCTCAAATTCAACAATCTTTGCTATGTTGGACATAGCCAAGTTATCGATTTCTTCTAAGATTTGTCTTGCGTTGAATTTGGATGCAGAGGCTATGGCTTCATTGTAATTGAGCAGGTATTCTCTCACCTTCGGATTCTTCATCAACCTATGCGCGGCGGCTGTGGCAGTGATAGCTGAATAGCCAGCACGTAAGGCCGCTTCTGTCTTGCTCATGGCGGGGTTAGCTTTGAGGGCGTTGACGAACGCCATCTGCCGTTCAGTCAGTCCTTTCCAGTTCATTGGGGCAGTTTCTTGTAGTTCTTTTATTCTTTCGGGTGTGTATACCTTCGGAGGGCCGATTGGCTTTCTGGGTTTCTCATATCCTCGTTTATATGGATACAATCTTCCGTCAGGAGTATAGTTTTTTGAGCCAGCCATCGTTCACACTCTCAATCTTTCTTTGCTAACGGCTTTGAGGGCAGCCACATCTTCTCGTATGCTTCTGGTAGCTTCGTCCGAGGTTTGCAACTTATCATGGAAGTACTTCACAAGAGAATCGACTTTCTCGAGGAACATAATTGTTTGTTCGTCGATCTTTTTGTCCAAGTTGTCGATTTTCTTTTCTATCCTGTTGTTATCTTCCGTCCAGTTAGCTCGGCATTCCGATCTGTAAGTTCTACATGACTCAACGAACCTATCCAGTTGTTGTTCTTGGGCAAGCCGTATCCTTTCAAACTCTCGTTCGGTTTTAGAGCGGTAAGATTCCAATTCCGCAACCGTATCGTCGAGGTTTGCTTTCATGTTTCTAACTTGAGCCTTCATTATGCCCCATGCCATTGCAAGGGCTGCGATGGTGGTGCATATGGTTATTGCCGTCTCCAGAGTGATATGCATCGGAGTGCCAGGCGTCAGGGATTGCGTCGTGTAATCTCATAGAGGCCTACTGCCGTCGCTCCGAGCATAAATCCGGCGGCGATGTAGTCAACCACGGCGGCGAATGTCGTGGTTTCTCCACGGTAGAACATAGCGATTATGCCGAGAACGATGCCCGCGAAGATGGCGATCCACGGCTTGATTTTGTCGCCGAAGTTGTAGCTTGAGTAGATGAGTCTCAGAATGACGGAAAGAAGGGCCGATGCTGCGAACTTTCCTATTTCAAACTCGGTCATTTCATTTTTCCTCCTTTACGTTGTGATAGACGGTTGTCTGGAGACGCCTGTCATTGCTTCGAGTTCCTCTCTTTCTAAACTTGCAAGGACAATGAAGTCGGGATCATACCGGATGTCGTATGGGGAGACCAATTTGTTATAGAGCGGAAGAGAGTTGGTCCATGGTTTGCCCAAGATCTGCTGGATGTGAGCGCTGAAGGAGGAGCATACCATTTTCTTCTTGTCGCTCCAGTCCGAGGAAGAAATGCCCAACTCATTCATGAGATGGGCGACCAGTTCCCATTCGTCATAGCTTAGTCGTTGGATGACCATTCTCTCGATCCAGCGGAGGGCTTTTCGTTTTCGTCTGGGGGACACGGCCTTATTGTCTTTGTGAATGCCTATGACGATGCCGTAGATTTCGCGAGGGTCAATCTCGTACATCGTCCAGTACCGAGCGCAAGGTTCGGTCATTTCGGCACCCACCACCATTCGTCGGTCAACGGAGAACAGCACCTTTCTGACGTGGGAGGGTCCGCCTTTGGTGGCTATTGTGATGCTTTCCGAAACAAGGCCGTAGCCCCAAGTGAGGACATCCGCCCAAGGGACGCAATGAGCTTTGAGCCACGTATAGAATTCTCTCACCAGTCTTCTCCTGCTTCAAAGTGGTATGGATCGTGTGGGGTTTTCCATCTTCCTCCCCATCGGCCTCCGAGTGATTCCCAAAAGCGTCCGAGCTCTTCGTATCTGGGATCGTCTCTCCATCGTATTTCATCTGGATCGATTTTGCCATCTTCGTTGACATCATCGATCAAGGCGAAGTCCATGGCAAGCCATTCTTGGTGCTTGGAAAATCTGACTTTGCTTTTGCCTTCCAAGAAAAGCCTGGTTTGTTCTTCTTGTGTGCGGTGGAAGGTGAAGCAGATGACTTGAATCTCATTTTGGGCGGCGAAGTCGAGGAGCTTAGCGATGCAGAATAGGAATTTGACGCGCTTGGGGATCTTTGCTAGTGCTGGGGTAGGCGAGTTCATTGATTCCCCCTCCCCTGAATTATCTCTTTTGATATCGCTTTTT